AAAAAACACTTGACTTTAACAAAAATTATTCGTAAGTTCAAGTAACAAATAAAGGAAATATAATGACAAAAACACATGAGTTTATTTTAGGAAATCATGATTCTTCAACAGATTTTGAAGGACATATTTTAGATGTTGAGTATGTTGTATCAAGTGTTAGTGATGATGTTAAAGTTGTAGATATGTGGAGATATTGGGATAGTAAAAACCATAACCATTCAACACCTAATATGGTTGAGGAAATGAGACTACCTTGGTTGAGTGTAGATTTTCAAGATAAAATGTTTCAAGAACTTAGAACAATAGAGGGGATAGCAGTATGAATACACCACTTCAAAAATTTAAATATATCAAGGGTGATGTACTTATAGGTTTCTTGATGGATAGATTTGATTATACAGCTAAACAAGCTAAGTTTTTAGAAAAAAGATTACCGGGTGGTTTGAAGGTACAAGTAATATAATTAATGAGACCATACTACTACAAGAAACCAAAACCTGAAACAATCAAAAAATGGATTGGTGTGAATAGGAATAAATTTTCAGTTGAAATATTTGAATTGGAAAGAATCATCAATAGTGGAACAGCTGATGATTTTACAAAATCCATGTACAAAGCACTCACAAGTGGTAGAAAAATCACACCTAAGATGCATCATCACATCAAAAAGATTATAGATAATAATTCTGTAAGTGGTATAGAAAAGAAAAAGTTATGGTTAGATAGAAACTTACCCAAGTTAGACAAGTTAGAGGAAATGATTAGGGTTTGTGAAGGTGGTAGAATAAATGTTGGTTTTGGTTATAAATTAAATGTTATGTTATCAATGAAACAATCAGCCATGAAATGGGGTGGTTTGACCAAGAAACAAATGGGATACCTAAACAAACTACATGAACACTATAAACCTTGGTATGATAAAAAAATTAAAAAAAATAAAAAAAGTACTTGACTTTATCAAAAATTATTCGTAAGTTAGGGTAACGAAAAAAAGGAGTCTATATGACATTAAAAGAAATAATAATTGAAGCACTACATGACCCACAAAATTGGGAAGATGGTAGTGTTAAGTGGAATTGGGTTGATTCTGATTTGTGGTTACATCCTGAATCCAAGAAGTTCTCAGACAATGAGAAGATAGAAGCATTGGATAACTTTCCTGATTCAGAAGTACCTGTGTGGGGAGAGTTCACACCAAGAGTTACACACCCATTACCATAGGAGTTATAAATGAGTTGGACAAATACAATGAAATCGTTTAGGTTTGTTATCGAACATCCAATAACTGGAAAAAATTGGTCATTCACCGACCACTTGAGTATCTCGGATAAAAATCAAAGTTACTACATTACCAAAAGGATGAAGAAGATGTTTGATTGGAAAGATAGTGGTAAGGTCGTGAGGATATCACAAGATGTAAGTGGTTTAGGTCGTAGATTTAAAATGGTTTATTCCGAGTCCAAAGGTTGGGTCGGAGCAGATTTAACAAAAGTAAATCCATATAATTAAGGAGTAAATGTGAGAAAAATACATAGGTTCAAAAATACAAAACCCGTTTTCGTAGTTGAAAAGGGAATCAAGTATCAAGTCATGGACTTGGGTGGACATAAGATGAAGGTTAGGGTAAGAAGTCAAGAAGAGGTTCAAAGAGATAAGGAATTGTTCAGTAACTATAAAAAAATTAAAAAAAGTTAAAAAAGTACTTGACTTTGTCATTTTTTATTCGTAAGTTCTACTATGATTAAAGAGAGAATAACTAACAAAAAGGAAAAAAATATGAAACAAGATTTTGGAAAATCAATCGAAAGACTTCTTGATGGAATCAAAAGTGATTACGCTAAATGGTCTTCACCTCAGAGTGTTGATGACGATAGGATGAAACAAACCAAGTTAAGGATGATTGACGAGTTCAATCAAGGTGTTAGGGTTAAGTTTGGTAGAAAATACACCAAAGTCCTTCAAGGTAGTTCTGTTTGGGGTTTCATCGCGAATGACGATGGAGTTCTCAAAGGAATCCCTTACAAGAAAGGTGATGTCTTCAAAGCCGCTGGATGGAGAGCACCAGCTAAGTGGCAGAGAGGTTCTATTTTCGATAGTGGAACTAATTGGTTTAGATGGACAGGACCGAGGTACTTATAATGACTAAAAAAGAAATATTAGAATACTTAGAATGTATTGATGACGCTTTAACAGACGCTTACAATACAGCTCACGAAGGAGAAATCAATAGTGATTCCATATACTATATGGATACAGCAAAAGATTTGATGGGTGAATTGATTCATCGAGTTGAAAACAATGTTACAATATCCGATAAGGAAGAACATGATTTCAATGAAGCTATGAACGGAGAATTTAAAGCATAAAAAAATATGTTTTGAGAAATCAGAACACTATATATATACGAGTCGATTAAGATGTTAAGTCATCACTGCAAGCTCTTAGAGACTACTGGAGTCGACTCGTAAGTTTTTTGAAAATTTTGAAAATTTGAGAAGTATAGAGAGTAATTAACTCTATATGGGATTGACCGAATAATGTGTAAACTTTAGAAGCACATAAGGTAATCCGCTCTTAGACTTGTGGTGAGTTGGTATTCGGGTAAATGTTCAAAATACCGTATGACAATACTAAGAGAATGTACTTCAAGAATATATAAAGAACACGATTCTTTAGACCTTGTTGTGGGTAAGGGTAAAACTGAAATCCCACTTTATGACCGAAGAAACTAAACTCAGAGAGTTAAGGTAATGGCACAGAGGTTGTACTCACTTTGACGATGACTAACCATCATTGAAGAGAACTTTCGTAACTGAAAGGTGTTAGGTACAAGGGAGAAAAAATCTGAGCTTGAAGTTGTAGGTAATCGTTAATCCTACATCCCCATATTTTCAAATTTTTGGAAAGTATCCTTACAGAATTAAAGCGATGAGATGGGTGTGTTTGTATTCCCAAACTTTCCAAATACATTAAGGTGGTGAGGCTTTTTTACTTATACAAATAATGATTTATCCATTATAAAACTCATCACCTTTTTTTTAGCTAAAAAGATTTGATTTTTTTATCAAAGGGTTATATTTATATTTGTCAAAGGTTACGACCAATGACAATTACTAATTAACAAATTAAACATAAAACATAAGGAGAATATCGAATGGATATTAACGCAGTACGAAAGAGATTAGCTCAGTTACAAACAACTAATACTCGTACCACAAATCTGTGGAAACCTCAACCGGGTAAAACCCAAATCAGAATAGTACCTTACAAACTACAAAAAGACACTCCGTTTATTGAGTTGTTTTTTCATTATGACTTAGGTGGAAAGTCTTATCTTTCACCAACTTCATTTGGAAGACCTGACCCAATCGAAGAGTTTGCTGACAAGTTAAAGTCAAGTGGTAATCGTGAGGATTGGAGACTTGGTAAGAAGTTAGAAGCAAAACTTAGAACTTTCGCTCCTGTGGTTGTTCGTGGAGAAGAAGCACAAGGTGTAAAGTTTTGGGGTTTTGGTAAAACTGTTTATCAAGAACTACTCTCTATTATAGCAGATCCTGATTATGGTGATATCGCTGACCCATTGAATGGTCGTGATGTTGGAGTTGAGTTCCTAACCGCAGAAGAGACTGGAGCGTCATTCCCAAAAACTAACATCCGTGTTAAACCAAATCAAACACCTATCACAGAGGATAAGGCACAACTTGAGAATATCTTGGACAACCAAAAAGACATTACAGAAGTTTATCAAGAGTTATCTTACGATGAACTAAGTGAAGCTCTTAACAATTGGTTAACTCCTGATAATGAAGAAAGTACAGAAGAATCTAAGGAAGAATCTGTACCAGCATCAACTTTAAAAACAGCAGTTAGTACAACTGAAAATGTAAGTGATGCTTTCGATGACCTTTTTAATTCTTAATAGATAGGAGACCTCAATGGCCTTAGCAGTCAAAGACGAGCTAGCACAGGTTCTTGCTGATAATCTTAATAAGAAAATTGGTAAAGATAATCGTGTAGCTTACTTTTTAGATGGAAGTGATTCCACTCCTACCGACATCAAGGAGTTTATATCAACTGGTTCATCTATCTTAGACTTAGCTATTTCCAATAGACCAAATGGTGGTATAGCCGTTGGTCGTATTACCGAAATCAACGGATTGGAAAGTAGTGGTAAATCTTTGATAGGAACTCACATCCTAGCAGAAACTCAGAAGAAAGGTGGACTTGCCGTC